AATAACAGGCGAATTTTATATTGGAAGCAGCAAAGACATCGAACAAAGATGGAGAAGCCATAAAAGCCTTGCATTCCATCACAAGCATCAAAATTTGAAGATTTATCAAGATATGGACAAATATGGAAATGATAAATTTATGTTCGAAATAATCGAGGAAACATCAGACCTTCGTGAAAGAGAACAATATTGGATTGATGAGCTGAAACCAACATACAATATACGACCTGTTATTGGAATGAACGAAACTCAAAAGAAAGCATATAAGAAAACATATGCAAAAGAACATGATGAAAGACTTTGTGAATTTGAAGGTGAAATACTTAGGTTTTCTGCTCTCAGAATAAGATTTGCTAGGAAAGGCATTGCCAGTCCAACACAAGAAGCAAAGAAATATCTTTTAAAATAATTCCAACTAAATAATCATAATACCCTTTTAGAGTAGATTGCTTCAAAACATATAAGCTTCTGACTGCGCTAATATATGCGCTTATAATTTTATAATAGGAGTTTATAATGGATGTTAGCAATCGAAAGAGAAAACAGAGATGTTTCATACTATAGAAACCTCGAGAAAGAACAGAAACTTACTGAAACATTTATTAAATGGTGTAAGAATAACCACATCAGATATAGAACAAATCCCACAGACAGCTCAAAGAACTTATTAGGCAGTGATGTCACAATCAAATACAATGATAAAATCTACGAAGTCGATTTAAAAGGCACCCAATATAGATATGATACAGTTGCGTTAAGTTATAGCCGCTCATATGATGGAACACATTGGACAGATTGCCTAACTAATTCGAACAAAATTACTGATCTTTATATTTTCATCGATGAACTTGACAATATTTATGGAATAACACGTGAAGAAGTTATTTTCAGATTTGATGACTATCGAAAGAGCGAAGCAGCAAAAGAAAATGCTGGACATCATAATAAAGTTATTATTATTCCAAAAGATGAACTACGAATGCTTTAACTATTAATCTATAATTTGTAACTCATCAGAGTTCAAACCTCCTATATATTTAGACCACCAGTAAAATGGTGGTCTTCTCATTTTAAAACAACTAAATAATAGATATAAGGAGAGAACAAAATGGCTATAATTGTATTATTTCTACAGATTTTGATTACTGTATTGGCACCAATCAGTATATTATTATTAGCTTTCTTTATTGCTGAGTGTATAAGGAGAACTTCTAAATGGATAAAAGAAAAGAAGCTTTCGAGAAGTATCATTCTGAAATGAAAACTGCAAATGATGCATTTGTCCATCATTTCATTTCTTATGAAGAATGGCACGACAAACTCGAGCAGCTTATTAAAGAATTAGAAAACAAATTGAATATTTCGTGAGATTTTCATATATTAATATATGTAAATATAAAATAAATAATAGGAGATAAAATAATGAAGAAAATTTTGGCTACAATTTTGATGGTATTGGTGTTGGCAGCTACAGTCTTTGCTGATGTGTCTTTCCAAAAGGGACAGAAAGTATTAAATACCAGAACTTCTATTTGTTCAAACCCAACAGCCAACCCAACTGTTTATAATATGGATAAGCTTTATATTATTCTACCAAATGCTCAAATTGACAAGAATAACTTCAACCAGATGCTTGGAGCTGCTGGTAATAAAACAGCAGCCAGAATGGGTATGATGGACAAAAGTAGAGAATCGAAATTAAAGTCATCATTGGCTCGAATATATCATAAGCAATAGAGATTGAAAGGAGGAAGTAATATGGAATATTTTGATTATACTGGACAAGTAAGTTGTATTGATAGACAAATAGCGGAGCTTCAAGCAAGAAAAGCAGCAATTGTGAACGGTTACTGCTTTATTGGTTATGCACCGCAACCTAGAGTAGAGTATGTAGAAGAAACAAAGGAAGTAGAGGATTGGAAGTATCCTGAAAACGGTGAATTACCAAAAGAAAGCAAACAGTACTTTTGCAAGTTGAAAGCATTTGTTGGTGGTGGCACATATTTTGATTGCTTGAACTATGATACTGAGTCTGGTTCTTGGGAAAACTCATATGACGAAGTTCTTGCATGGAAAGAAGAAATTTCCTAAGCGATTTATATTATACAAAGGAGAAGAAGAATGAAAAGAAACTCAATGACACTTTTGCCAGTAGTACTTGTATTTGCTTTGATGTTTTGTTTTATTCAATGCCCAAAAGCTCTTACAGTTGAGGAATACAAGCAAATTAAATACGATGTTGCCATGAATTACTTGTGGTTTAAAGATTCTGATCTTGGTGACTACAGCTTGGAATGTGATTTCTTGATGGAATATGCAAGAGAAGCTGATGGCAAAACATTTGAGCAGCAGACAAAAGAAGATGCATGTAAATATTGCGATATTGCTGCTGGTTTAATGGAAAGTAGGGGGGTTGTTTTACCAACTTATGGCTGCAAACAACCCCCTTTGAAGTACAAGTTTTAAAATGATCTATCTACAGCCTTCATTGCACCTTCGATAGGTGCAGTTGGGTTCTTCGTGAGATAAGCTTTTAATGCATCAAGATATTTTACATTCTTCATTTTGTCAATCAAATCAATAGCAACCCTATTAGGAATCTTTTCAGTTTCAAATCTTTGAGCAATATCTACTGGGAAATTAGCAATTTTAAGTTGCTGAGCCAACTGAGATTTAAGTCTGCTGTTTCTTCTGTCAAGACCGGCTTTTAATGAGTCAGAAAGCATATTCTGAAGCATCGACTTTTCATCTCCCATTTCTTTTCCTTCATAGTCTTTGCCATACGCAGAATACATTGGAAGACGCGCTTTTGACGCATTCTTCAAAGCAGTACCAATCTGATCAAATAAAAGAATCTTCTTATCCGTATCAGAAAGATTACGCCAAGTATCTGACATAGAGCCAGAGAAGTAATCTTCTACCGGACTCCATCTTTGCTTTTGAGCTTCCAAGTCAGTTGCTTTGTTATCAATCTTGTAGCCATTATAATTTGCCGTTGTTTCAGCAGGGTCATCATGCTTGTTGCTTGCCAATGACTTCTCAACAATCTGTTCTGGAGTAAGTCCAGCCTTTTCTTTAATGTCATCTAATGTAGGATTAAGAGGCATTTGAGAACTTAATTGGTCAGCCTGATTTTGCTGTGTCATAGTTGGAGCAGAATTATGGATTCTGTTCAAAGTAAGCCAATCTTCTTTCTGCTCATCAGTCCAGTTTGCATGTTTTCCAGTGTCAATGTCTGATTTCATTGCTTCATAATTAGATCGATCTTGATACCAAGCTTTCTTCTCTTCAGCTTTTCTTTTAGCTTCATCGAGATTAGCTTTAGTATCAGCTCCTTTTGCAGCCAAAATATCGTTATAGTCCATTTACTTTCTCCTCTAATGCTTTAATTCTTTTCGCCATTTCTGTAACAATAGCAAATGTAGTCATTGTCAGCTCTTTTGTGTTTACTTCAAGAAAGCCACTTAAAGGGTCTTGCTCAACAGCAGATTTTGTAACATCATTTGCTGCTAAATCCTGGGCCATTACACCCGTGTGTTCTTTATCTGGAGTTGCATTTGGGTCAATTTTATCAGCACCTTCTTTATAATGAAATCTATATGCGTCTATATCAGCAATAGCATCTAATAAGTCTGTGCTTCCAAACAACTCTTTACATCTTTCGTCTGAAAGAGCCTTAGAATCCTCTGTTTTAGTTTGGCCTGAGTCTTTATTAGAAATTTCATTAGACTTCTGCATAGCCTGAGCAAAAGCCTGAGTAATTCCACCCTGAGAGTTCTTTTGAATATTTTGAAAGCTCATGAGACTGTTATTGCTAGAACCTGCTGACTGAGGTTTAGACTGAGCAACAACAGACTGCTTTGTAACTTTCTCAAAAGACGCTGGAACATATGAATTATTGATTATTTGCTGACTCATCGATAGCATTCTCCAATAAATGTAAAAGAGCTTCTTTCTTTATTTTAGATTTGTAGCCACATCTTTCATCAAGCTCTTTGCATCTCTCATCTGAAAGTAAAAGGCCACCAATCTGACCAATAGAACGTTTTACTTTGTTATTTGAGTTTCCCCAGCTTCCCATTAAAGCTGAGCGACCAGCGCCAACTAAACCACCAATACCAGCGCCAATAGCACCACCTACTGGTCCACCAAATGCAGTGCCAAGAGCAGTAAGACCAGCCG